GAGCGTGGTGCCCCTGCCAAGGCGGTCGAGAAGGCTGCCGTCACCGAGGAGAGCCCCGTGGAGAAGCGTACCGTCCCCGCGATCCCTGTCTCGCACGGCCCGCTCAAGGCGTTCCGTTCGGCCGAGTCCGCGTACCGCGCTGGTATGCACCTGCGTGGCTATGTGTTCGGCGACGCCGAGGCCCGTCGGTGGTGCGTCGATCACGGCGTCGAGAGCCGCGCCCAGGCGGGCGGCGTCAACTCGCTCGGCGGTGTCCTTACCAGCCCCGAGCTCAGCAACGAGATCATCCGGCTCGTCGAGGAGTACGGCGTCTATCCGCAGTTCGCTCGTCGCATCCCGATGAACAGCGACACCCTCGTGATCGCCCGTCGCACCGGCGGGCTCGCTGCTCGCCCGGTCGGCGAGAACGCCGAGGTGCTGACCTCCGACGTGACGTTCGACAACGTCGAGCTCAATGCGAAGATTTGGGGCGTCGCCAATCGCACCCCGAACTCGCTGCTCGAAGACTCCGTGATCGACCTCGCCGACCTCATGGCGGTCGAGATCGCCCAGGCGTTCGCCGAGGCGGTGGACAACGCGGGCTTCGTCGGTGACGGAACCTCGACCTACCACGGTGTCGAGGGCATCACGAAGAAGATCGTCAAGGCTGCTCACTCGGCGTCGGTCGTCACCACGACCAACGGCACCGAGGACACCTACGGCGAACTGACGATGAAGAACTTCACTGACATGGTCGCCAAGCTCCCGACGTACGCGCGTAGGTCGGCCCGTTTCTTCATCAGTCCCGCTGGCTGGGGCTCGGCGATGCTTCGGCTCGCGATGCTCCCCGGTGGTGCGAGCGGCCCTGGCGGCAACTCGTCCAGCGACGTGGCCGCTGGTTTCGGCGAGCGGTTCCTCGGATACCCCGTCACGCTGGTCTCAAGCATGCACTCCTCGCTCGATGATTCGAGCGGCGAGGTGGCCTGCCTCTTCGGCGACCTCTCGCAGGCCGCCGTCTACGGCGAGCGTCGTGCGATCCAGATCCGCACGTCTGCCGACCGCTGGATGGAGTATGACCAGACCCTCACGTTCGCTTCGACTCGCAACGCGATCGTCGTGTCTGACGTGGGCTCGACCACGAAGGCTGGCCCGGTCGTGGCCCTCAAGTTCGGCTGATGACTGACTGACTCTCAACCCTCCGAGGAGATCTAGAACGTGAACCATCTCGAAGCCACGAAGTCTGTCGTCGGCCACAGCGAGAACCTGACGGCGGCGCAGACCCACACGCTGGTGATCGACCGTCTCGGGTATGAGTACGTGTCGCTCGACGTGGGGCAGGAGCCGTGGGCGAACGCTGGCTACACGAGCCAGGCGGCGTTCACGGTGCTGAAGCTGTCCGAGTCGGACGACAACTCGTCCTACTCCGACGTGACGGCGTTCGTCGGTGGCGGCACCGGCGGCTTCACGATCCCGACGCCGACCGCCACCGCTGGCGACGTGGTCGTGCGGATGGACGTGGACTGCCGGGGCAAGAAGCGCTACCTCAAGGTCACCGCCACGCCGTACACGACCGGCACCGTCTACACGGTCGCCCGGCTCGGCAAGGGCAACGACGGCCCGGTCAGCGCCTCGGCGAAGGGCGTCAACGCCACGGTCAGCGGCTGATCGGCTTGACACGACCGACACAGTGAGCGGCGGGTGGCGACGAGCCGCCCGCCGTTTCGCTTTGGAGGGCTACGCGTGATCGTTCAGGTCGGCGATACGTCGGTCGAAGTGCGTGCCGAGGCGGTGCTGTCGGCTCCCCGCTTCGGGCCGCTGACGAATGTGTTCGCGTTCATCGAGAGCCTCATGCCGCTGCACATCCGCCCGACGCTCGGGCAGGGTGCCTACTGGTCGATGGCCCTCACCCGGATGCTTGAGATGTTCTCGGATAAGACCGAGTACATCATCACGCTCGACTACGACACGTTTGTCACGCAGTCCGATGTCGAGAGGCTCTTCGCTCTGGCGATGACCTGCCAGTGCGACGCCCTCGCCCCGATCCAAGCGAAACGCGAGGACGGGCGGCCGATGTTGACGCTTCTCGACACGATGGACGACCCGCCCGCCGACGGCAAAACCGAACTGCCGCTGTCGTGGTTTGCTGAGCCTGTCCAGCAGGTCGATGCGGCTCATTTCGGCTGCACGATCATCTCCACCAGGGCGCTGCGGCGAACGCTCAAGCCGTGGTTTCACAGCAAGCCAGACGCCGAGGGCGGCTGGGGCGACGGGCGGATCGATGACGATTTGTGGTTCTGGAGGCAATTCAAGGCGAGTGGCAACCGCCTCTTCATCACGCCCCGCGTGGTCATCGGTCACGGCGAGTACGTGATCTCGTGGCCGAGCAAGGATTTCTCGGGTCCGGTGTTTCAGCACACGACCTCGTGGCAGCGGACGAAGCGACCGCCCGAAACTGCATGGAGGGTGGGTGAATGACGACAATACGGGTGCGAATGCTGCGTGCCTACGGTGCCTACAGGGCGAACGAGCTCGTCGAGGTGGACGAGTCGTTCGCCGCGAGGCTCCTCGCCTGGGGCTACGCGAAGCGGGAGACGCAGCAATCGCTAATCGAGACGGCAGCGGTGGAGCCGGTCGCGGAGCGAGCAGACGTGACGCCACGACGCAGGGGGCGACGGCATGAATGACGGCAAGCGGTATCGCAGCCTCAAGGTCGCCACGCAGCCGGTCGTCGAACCGGTGAGCGTCGCCGACGCCAAGGCACACATCCGCGTCGATCACAACACCGACGACGCCTACATCGCTGCGCTCATCTCGGCGGCTCGCGAGTATTGCGAGACGTACATGGACGAGACGCTTGTGGACACGGAGTACGTGATGCGGCTCGATGCGTTCCCGGCGGTCATCGAGTTACCGCGCCCGCCGATGAGCCAGACCACCGGCCGCACGGCGGTGTCGATCGTCTACACCGCGAGCGAGGCGGGCAACACGGCGACGCTCTCGACGACCGAGTACCGCGTCGATCGAGACGCGAAGCCCGGCACGCTGCGGACGCTCTACGCCGGATCGTGGCCGAGCCACCTGCTCGACTACGGCAGCGTCACGGTCACGTGGTGGGGCGGTCGCGGCGACGACGGCAGCAAGGTTTCGCCGAGGGTCAAGGCGGCGATCCTCATGCTCGTCGGCCAGTGGTACGAGCGTCGCATGGCGGCGGATGCCGTGTCGCTCTCCGAGATGCCGTTTGGCGTCAAGCATCTCCTCGACTCCGTGAAGTGGGGATCGTACACATGAACGGACGCATCATCGTCGATTCACAGTTCACCGATACGGCGTCGTCTACCGGCGTGTCTTCGACGAAGGTCGTGGCACTCCAGACCTCGAACGAGTACACGTCGGGCAAGGTCGCCCTGGTCTCTGGCACGTGCGGCACGTCAGCCGTGACGATCACGCTCGCCTCGCCTGGGTACACGGCGGCATCGGGCTCTGCCGTGTCGTTCTCGTCCGTCTCTCGCGTCGTGTTCTCGGCGACCGGCGCGACGCTTGTGAAGTGCGTCGGCGGTGCCACAGGCAAGCCGCTCGTGATGTCGCGTGCCGAGCAGGGTGCTGTCTCCGAGGTCGGTTCGACGGAGACCTCGCTCCAGGTGAGCGTGGATGCAACCGCTGGCACGTCGTCCTACACGCTGGTGATGTATGGCGATTGATCCGGGACGCCTCCGCGAGCGAGTCACGATCCAGAGTGCGACCGAGGCTCGCAACTCGATCGGCGAGGTCGTGCAGACGTGGGGCACGTTCGCCGAAGTGTGGGCGAGCGTGGACGGGCTGTCGGGTCGCGAGGTGCTCCAGTCCGGTCAGCAGCAGACCGAGGTAACGCACCGCGTGCGGATGCGATACGTGACCGGGCTGACGCAGCGAATGCGTCTGTCGTGGCGTGATCGCATCCTCGAGATTACGTCGCTCCTCGAACACAACAACCGCACCGAGCACGAGCTCTTGTGCGTGGAGGATATCGACTGATGGCGACCGCAGGGATCACGATCACCGCCGAGATTGCCGAGCTGCGCGAGTTGCAGGCGGCGATCGGTCGCATCCTAGAGCCGCCCGAAAAGGCTCGCATCATCGAAGAAGCGCTGAAAAAGGCGCTCGCACCAGCGCTGGAGCGTCTGAAGCAAAACACGCCCGAGGGACCGACCGGCAACCTCAAGCGTGCGGCATCGGTGAAAATCGTGCGGTACTCAAAGGACGGCAACGCGGTCGGGCTGCTCGGCTACAAGCGTGCGGGGAAGGGTGCGAGCGAGTCGGCCCAGGGCGGTCGAGTCCGCAAAGGATCGGACCGTGCGTTCCACCAGTTCTGGCTGGAGCAAGGCACAAAAGACACTGTCATCGACAAGCTCTCGAACACGCCATACGCCCGCAAGTCGCACACCAGACGCAACCGCAGCGGCAGCGTCACGACGGTTCGGGCTCATCAAGTGAGCGGCCAGAACGCCTACTACGCCTCGTCGTTCAATAAGTTGGGGCCGTTCAAGCTCAAGCCGACACCGCGACCGCCGCGAGGCGAGGAAGGGCAGCGGGTCGAGACGCAGCCCGGCTACCCGCAGGCGTTCTTCAAGCGATCCGCGACTCCGATCACGATCAAGGGTCTGCGGGCTGGCGGCATCCTCGGCCAACCGCCGCTGAAGACGACGTGGGATCAAACCTCAACCACGGTCGCCGAGATTCTCTCGCGTGAACTGAGAATCTCGCTGGAGCGTGCCCTGAGCACGCTGACCCGGTCGGCCACGGGGAACCTGTGATGGCATTCAAGTCACCAGAAAAAGCCGTCGCCGACGCCCTGCTCGCCGACGCGACTGTGGCCGCAATCCTCGGCACCCGCATCTACCCGGTGCTCGCCCCTGCCTCGGCGGCTCTCCCGCTCGCGACGTGGCGGCGTCAGGCGGTCACCCGCGAGACGACCCTCGGCAATACCCGTGGCGGGCTGCCGGTCGTGACGCTCGCCTTGGAGCTCTACGCCGAGACCTATGAGGCGGTGCGAGAACTGGCCGACGCCTGCCGGTCGAAACTGGATGGGTGGGGGAATGCGGTGTCATCATCAGTATCAGTGCGACACGTCGCGCTTCAGAACGAGCAAGACGGGTTCGTGCAACTGGCAGGTGGCGACCTGCCTCCGGTGTTTTCGGTGACGCAAACGTACACGATCCTCTGGCAGGAGACCTGAGCGATGCCCGATCCCTCGACGCCTCATGACGGTGCCGGAACAGTCCTCAACCTGTTCGGCACCGTCTACACGGTGACCAACATCGTCATCAGCAACACGAACCCCGGTGCTGCCGCCGAGGCGACCGTGGACGTGGGGCATCTCGGCCAGACGACCGGCGAGACGCTGGCGACGCTGAGTCGTCCGCTCGTGATCCCGGCCGACGACGGTGGCACGGGCCGCTCGGTCACGTTCGATTATCTCGGCAAGACGATCATCCTCGACGCGGCGACGGGCACGATCACGATCACGACCGGCGGCACCACGCTGATCAACGGCAAGGCCGCCACCGTGTCGAGCTCGACTCTGACGCTCGCGACGAATGACGCGATCCGTGGTCAGGCGACGATCACCGTGGCTCGCTGACCGTGACGGAGGTCCGTCATGGCTACGCGAGTCTCGGGAGTTGCTGTCACGTGGGGCGGCACGCAGGTCGAGCAGGTGTCAGACGCCACGCTCGACCTGGTCCGTGAGATGCCGGTTGCTCGCACGGCACGGTGGACGCTCGATCTGGGCGAGGTCACGCTGCCCGCGTTCACTCGGACGGCGCTGCCCGAGAGCCAGTACGGCGTGCGGGCTCGCCTCGTGATCACGGCGCAGAACGATCAAGGCACCGCCACGTCGAGCACGTTCACTGTGTTCGACGCTGACTGCGTCTACCTCGGTGCCGAGGTGCGTGGCGAGCTCAACGGCGTCTGGCAATTTGACCACCGGTTCAGAGTGATGGATACGGTCGGGATCAACAGCACGTATCCATCGTGAGGTGAGTGACACATGGCGACACTGACGGCAGAGCAGATTCTCGCGTCCAACGACGCCGGGCTCATGGGACCGATCACCGTGCCAGAGTGGGGCGGCGACGTGTTCATCCGCGTGATGAGCGTCGGCGAGCGTGACTCCTACGAGCGTCTGTGGATCGGCAAGAAGGACAGCGGTATCGAGAACTTTCGGTCCGAGTATCTCGCCCGATGCCTATGCAACGAGAAGGGCGAATTGCTCTTCACCCGCGCCCAGGTCGTGGCGCTCGCGAGCCGCAGTGGTGCGGTCGTCGGTCGGCTGTTCGACGCTGCTCTGAAGCACAACAACATGACGGAGGCCGATGTCGAGCAGCTCGCAAAAAACTGAACGCCTCGCCTTCGCGGAGGTTTCTCTTCGCGCTGGCGGGGCATCTGCGGATGACCGTTCGCGAATTATGCGAGCGGATGGATTCGCGGGAGCTTTCGGAGTGGATGGCTTACACGCGGTACTTCGTCCCGCTGTCCGACCCGTGGCTCCAGACAGGACTGCTCGCCTCGATCGCGATGGCACCGTACACGGACCCGAAGAAGGGCAAGCCGCCGACCGCAGAGGACTTCATTCCGAAGGCACGACCGCCGCAGCACGAGTCGCAGGACCGAGAGGCGATTCTGCGGCTGCGGCGTGAGATGGGGATCATCGACTAATCATGGCGAACATCCTCGGACTCGCGCTGAAGATCTCAGCGGACTCGACGCAACTGAATCTCACGCCTGTTGAGAAGGCGTTGCAGGCATTGTCTTCAGAGGCCAATAAGGCAACGTCGTCGTTTGACAGGTTTGCCGACACAAGCGCAGCCGCTGCGGAAGCGCAGCAACGAGCGTCTGACTCGTTCGCTCAACTATCTACGCAGCTCGCGAAAAACCAGATTTCAGCGACTGAGTTTGCGCAGCAGTTTGAAGCTCTCGGTGCCGCCGTAAACGCTGAAGCAGATGCGTTCGCGAGAGCGGCTGAGATTACCGAATCCGTCATCACCCCAGCGGAAGAGTTTCGCCGCAAGATGGCGGAACTTGACGAGCAGGTGGCCGCTGGTCGCATAACAGCCGAGACATATGCTGCGGCCGTGCAGTCGCTCGAGAAAGAGTACAGCAGCCTCGACACGACACTGACGACCGTTCAAGAACGCGCCGGAAAGGTCGCGCAAATATTTGGCAGCGTAGGGGACGTGTTCAACTCCGTCTCGGGGGCTG